TAATAGAACAGCCTATAATGATTAATGGTTTTGCTGTTTTGCGATTTGTACGTTGCAAAGGCGAAAAAATTTTGGTAAATAAAGAATATAGCCCAGTTTGTAGCTGATAGCCCTAACGGATAACTAGATGAAGCTAACATTGGATAACTAGATAAAATGTAACTTTAACTTTTTAGTGGAGAACTGAAATGGCTAATACAATAGATACAGCCTTTATTACCCAGTTCGAGACCGAAGTGCATTTAGCTTATCAAAGAATGGGTAGTAAATTAAGAAATACTGTCCGTACTGTAGCTAATGTATCAGGAAATACAGCAAGGTTTCAGAAAATTGGTACTGGAACTGCGAGTACTAAATCTCGAAATGGACAAGTAACACCAATGGAACTAGCACATACAACTGTAGATGTAACAATGCAGGACTTCTTTGCCGCAGAGTTTATCGATAAGTTAGATGAGCTAAAGACCAATATAGATGAGCGACAAGCTGTGGCAACAAGTGCGGCGGCGGCTCTTGGAAGAAAAACTGACGAGTTGCTTTATACTGCAATGGATTCAGGTGCTAATAGTACACAGATACATGACACTAGTTCTGCTGTTGAAAAGGCAGATTTGTTAGCTGTATTTGAAACTTTTGGTACTGCAAACATTCCAGAAGATGGTGGCAGATATATTGCTATGCACCCAAAGGGATATGCTGACTTATTTAATATTACTGAGTTTGCATCATCAGACTTTGTTGGTGAGCAGAACTTACCTTTTGCAGGTGGCATGACAATGAAAGAGTTCTTAGGATTTAAGATCTTTTCTACTGCGGCTATCACAGCAGGTAAGAATATGGCATACCATACAACTGCTGTTGGTTTAGGTATCGGTGCTGATGTAAGTACAGAACTAAACTACATTGCAGAAAAAGTATCTCATTTAGCAACCTCAATGATGTCTATGGGTGCTGTTGTTATTGATAACAATGGTGTCTATGAACTTCTTGATAATAATTAAGGGAGGTTTAAATGGCTTATAGTGCAAGTGGCTTACACAGAATTGGTGGAGCAAGTGGTGTTAACTTATGGATTTATCAAACTACAGATACAATAGCTACTGTAAACTCAGCAGGTTATTTTACTGGTGAATCTATAAATATGTTAAATGTTCGTGACTTGGTGATTGTGCAAGATACGAATACACCAACAACTAACTTTGTAACTGTCTTATCAAACAATGGTACTACTGTAGATGTTTCAGATGGTACTGCTGTTGCAGAAACAGACGGAGATTAGGAGTAGGGGGAGCAATCCCCCTATCTTTATATGGCAAGTACAAGAGCAAATTCAGCAATAGATATAGCATCAAGAGCCTTAGTTCTTATTGGAGCAGAACCTATTACTTCATTTGACTCTTCAAGTACTGAGGCTTTAGTAGCAACTAATATGTATGAAGATACAGTTAGAGCTATGTTGTCTACAGCTAGATGGCGATTTGCTACAGAGCAATCAGTTCTTAATCAATTATCAGATGTGCCTACTGGCAGATTTGATATTGCCCATCAGTTACCTAGTAATCTATTAGTTTTACATGGTGTAACTATAAATGATAGATTGATAGAGTTTACAGTTTATGGTGACAAAGTATTTAGTGATAGTACTTCATCAGATACTTTAGTAGCAGACTTTACATTTAGAGCAGATGAAGTTGATTTTCCATCTTATTTTTCTTTAGCATTACAGTATTCTTTAGCATCTATCTTTGCTACATCAATAGCTAGAGATGACAGACTAATGCAACTTATGGAAACAAAAGCCAATCAACTTATGGCTAAAGCAAGAAATATAGATGCACAACAACAAACAACAAGAAAGTTATCAACATCAAGATTTATTTCTAATAGGAGAAGTTAAATGGCTAGAGTAAGAGTGCCATTGAATAACTTTCAGTTTGGAGAGATAAGTCCTTCTTTAACATCTAGGACAGATACAAAAGTATATACTAATGCAGGTGAGCAGGTTAGAAACTTTTTTATTAGATCTGAGGGTGGATTAAAAAAAAGAACTGGTACAAAAAGAATACATAACTTTGGTAGTAATCCTGCATTTACAGCACTGGCTAGTCTTAGACAAAGTGTAAGAATAGAACCTTTTATATTTTCAGATGATGAAAAATACATAATAGCATTTAGTAATACAAGGATTGAGATATTTCAGATTAGTCCTACTGATGGCACTGTGTCATCTATACAGTCGCTTACTGGTCAATCATGGTTAGTAAATACAACATCAGCATCATATCTTGAAGAGATTACTTTTGCACAGCAAGGTGATCTAATGTTTATATGTCATAATACATTTCAGACTAGAATATTAGAAAGAACTGGTCTTACTACATTTACCATATCCACATTTAACTTTGATACATCAAGAGATGGTAATGATATCTTTCAGCCATACTTTAGTTTTCAGCCATTAGGCATGACTATAACTGCAAGTGGCACTACTGGAAGTGTGACATTGACTACATCAGCAGATTACTTTGTATCTGGTCATGTAGGTGTTGATCTATTGATAGGTGAAACAAGATGCCGAATAACTGGATTTACAAGTGCTACACAAGTAACTGCAACTGTAGGTGGCACATTAAGACAGCAACTCGAAATAGATAGTATTAAAACTTTTGAGGGTAGTGGCACAATAAGAGTAACAAAAGCCTTGCATGGTTTGGCTGTTGGAGCATCAGTTACCTTTGAAAGATCAGGTGCAGTAGGTGGTATAGCTAATAGTAATATAAATGGTGCAAGAACTATTACTGCTGTTCCTGATGAAAATACATTTGAATTTACAGCAGGTAGTAGTGCTACTGCTACATCTAGTGCTATAGGTGG